ACGAAGTTACAACTAAAGAGACAGACTCTCCGTTAAGAACAATGGACGGAAAAAAAGTTGTCAGAAGAGATTTTCACGATAGGGTAAAAATAGATCAAGCTAGAAAAGAAATATCGGAGACGACAAACCGTGAATATTACGGAATGGAATTGTCTATGTATCCTTTCATAAATGAAATGTATTCTGGTGAGGTGCAGTACGACTCTAAACACATTCGAGTCGTTAACATTGACATTGAGATTGCTGCCGATGACGGATTTCCTGATATTCAAGAGGCGTTAAAACCTATAACTGCAATAACAATGTATTATGATGGGACGTATTACGCTTATGGCATAGGAAGCTACAACAAGCACAGAGAAGATGTTTTCTATAAAAGATATGAAAATGAAAGGGCATTAATTCTTGGTTTTGTTGAGGATTGGAGAAAGATAAATCCAGATGTTGTTACCGGATGGAACGTTGAAGGGTTTGATATACCTTACATGATCAATAGATTTGAACGTGTTGCTGGTAAATCTACATCTGATCGATTATCACCTTGGAATATTATTGTTCAAAAGACTATCACAAAAAGAGGAAAATTTGGTGAAGAGACGCATCAAGTTAAAGACGTAAAGGGATTAACTGTTCTTGACTATTTGATATTATACAAGAAATTTACGTACAAGGCTCAAGAAAACTATCGTCTGGATACTATTGCCAATGTCGAGCTTGGCGAGAGAAAGTTAGACTATTCGGAGCATGGATCTCTTTTAAGTCTTCATAAAAACGATCATCAAAAGTTTATCGAATACAATATTAAAGACGTAGAGCTTGTTCAGAGATTAGATGAGAAGCTTGGTATGTTGGAGTTGGTTTATGCTCTTGCATATGATGCAAAGGTAAACTTTGCTGATTCTTTAACATCTGTAAAGATGTGGGATGTGATCATTCACAATCATCTTATTAAGCAAAATATTGTAATTCCGGGAAAGCCTTTAGAAGTCAACAAAGGCGAAAAGATTAAAGGTGGTTACGTTAAGCAGCCTAAACCGGGAATGTATGAGTGGTTGTGTTCTTTTGACCTTGATTCTCTGTATCCACACTTAATTATGCAGTACAACATTTCTCCAGACACATTTAAGGGACATATAGGAAAAAGTGTTACTGTAGATAGTATTCTTTCCGATACCTGCGATATGAAATCTATTCAGCAAAGATTGGATGAAACTAATTGTTGTATGGCAGCATCAGGATTCGTCTTCTCTAAAGAAAAACAAGGGTTTTTAGCAGAGCTTATGGAGACGATGTACGAAGATCGTGTTAAATATAAAAACATGATGAAGGAATCGTCTAAAAAGTACAAAGAGACGGGGGAAGAAAAATATAAGCTTGAGATTACACGTTATCATAACATGCAGATGGCGAAAAAGATTCAGTTAAACTCAGCTTATGGTGCTTTGGCTAACGAGTGGTTCAGGTGGTTCAACAATAGCTATGCAGAGTCAATTACCCTATCAGGGCAGCTTGCTATTAGGTGGATACAGGACAAGCTAAACATCTATTTGAACAAAGTTGTGGGGACTACTAATGAAGACTTCATTGTGGCGTCAGACACTGACTCTGTTTATGTTACTTTTGATAAGTTGGTTAAACTTACTTTCGGTGACGTATCTGAAGTGCCAAAACAGAAAATTGTCCGTTTCTTGGATAAGGTCTGTGACCAAAAGATCCAACCATTTATCGAAAAAACTTATCAAGAGTTGGCTGAATACACTAGAGCGCATTCTCAAAAGATGAATATGAAAAGAGAATGTATTGCTGATAAAGGAATCTGGACAGCAAAGAAAAGATACATTCTCAATATGTATGTCAATGAGAACGAGGTATACGATACGCCGAAACTTAAGATGATGGGTATCGAAGCTATCAAGTCTTCTACACCTACAATCTGTAGAAAGTACATTACGGACACCATAAGACTGATTATGGACACAGATGAGCAAAAGGTGATAAACTTCATTTCAAAAGTAAAAAGGGAATATTCCAATCATTCCTTTGACGAAGTTGCCTTTCCTAGAACAGCAAACAACGTAAAGAAATATAAAGATACCACGACTATCTATAAGAAAGGTACGCCAATTGCTGTGAGAGGTTCTTTACTTTACAACAAAATTATCGAGGATCATGGACTAACTAATCTTTATGAACCGATAAAAGATGCTGACAAAGTAAAATATTGTTATCTTAAACTACCTAACCCTGTTAAAGATAACGTGATTTCTTGTTCATCCGGGTTGCCGAGTGAACTTGAATTGGAAAAATATGTAGACTACAAGATACAGTTCGAAAAAGGTTATCTTGAGCCTATGAAAGCCATCCTCAATGCTGTAGGATGGGAACACGAAAAGAGAAACACCCTTCCATTTTTATAGGAGTTTGTGATGAGTGATTTTTTTAGAAATCTCGCTGACGAAGTGAAAGATGTCGATAGTAGTATTTTGGCCGATGGTGAAGGTGCTGCAGAGTTTACCGGATACATTGATACTGGCTGTCTGATGCTGAATGCGGTTCTTTCTGGTAGTCTTTATGGCGGCATTCCAAACAACAAGGTAACTGCCTTTGCTGGGGATCCAGCAACGGGTAAGACGTTCTTTGTGCTATCTGCTGTCCGAGAGTTTTTGAAGGCCAATCCTAAGTCTGGTGTCGTTTATTACGATACAGAAGCTGCGGTAACAAAGCAGATGATGGAAGAGAGAGGAATTGACGTAAACAGAGTCATCCTTGCTGAACCAGATACTATTGAATCTTTCCGCACTCACTCTTTGAAGTTTCTGGACAAATATATGGCAGTAGGAACCAAAGAGGATGAATTGCCTCCGATGATGATGGTTCTTGATTCTTTGGGAATGTTATCAACAAACAAAGAGATGCAAGACTCTCATGACGGTAAAGATACCCGAGACATGACTAAATCTCAGGTTATTAAGGGAACTTTTAGAACTCTGACCTTAAAGCTTGCCCGTGCTAAGGTTCCTTTGTTGATTACTAACCACGTATATCAGGTTATAGGCTCTTATGTTCCGACAAAAGAAATGGGCGGTGGATCTGGTCTTAAGTTTGCTGCATCAACTATTGCCTTTCTTTCTAAGAAAAAGGTCAAAGAGGGTACAGATTTCACAGGCAATATCATTACTGTGAAAATGAATAAGTCTAGACTGAGTAAAGAAAATTCACAGGTAGAACTTCTTCTTAACTACAAGACCGGACTTAGCAAGTGGCATGGTGTTCTTGAGTTTGCTGAAAGTAAGGGTATTGTTGAAAAAACTGGTACTAGATACAAGTTTCCCGATGAGGTGGCTTCTGTGTTCGCCAAACATGTTTACGAAAAGCCCGAAGAATACTTTACTGAGTCTGTAATGGAAAAAATCGAACAAGCCGTGGCAGAGGAGTTTAAGTACGGCCAATGATTGATGATTTGATCCTAATGAATTTAGCAGTAAACGAGGAGTACTCTAGGAGGGTACTTCCGTTTATCGATTCAGCTTACTTCAGTACGAAGAGTCAAAAGATCACTCTTAAGATGATAAAGGATCATATTGAAAAGTACAACGTAAACCCAACCAAAACATCTTTGATCGTTGATCTTGAAGAAATGGACAACATTTCTGAAGATGACTTCAACTCAATCAAAAATCTAATCACAGGATTCAAGGTTGACGATAATGTTGAACTTGACTGGCTTGTTGATACTACCGAAAAGTTCTGTCAGGAAAAGGCTGTGTACAATGCTTTGATGCAGTCTATTGAGATTGTCGATGGTCAGAACAAAAATCTGACTAAAGGTGCAATTCCAAAAATCTTGACTGATGCTTTGGCTGTGTCTTTTGATACCGATGTCGGCCACGATTATATTGAAGACGCTGAGAAGCGTTATGAATTTTATCACCGTAAGAACGATAAGATTCCCTTTGATATTGATCTTTTCAACGTCATCACCAGAGGTGGGTTTGAGAAAAAGACGCTCAATGTCTTTATGGCAGGACCGAATGTCGGTAAGTCGTTGGTGATGACACACTTTGCTGGCGCTCATCTGGCTATGGGAAAGAATGTTCTTTATGTCACTATGGAGATGGCGGAAGAGAAAATCGCCGAGAGACTTGATGCCAACATTCTAGATGTGCCGATTGAAGACATTATCCAACTCACCAAAGAAAACTTTCTTACAAAGGTCAGCAAGTTTGGTACTAAAACAGCAGGAAAACTTCTTACTAAAGAATATCCGACATCACAGGCAAACGTGAATCACTTAAGGGTTCTTTTGAACGAGATTAAGTTGAAGAAGAAGTTTTGGCCCGATATCATCTATATTGACTACATCAACATTATGAGTTCTTCAAGGATTTCTGCTGGCAATGGGGCGAATTCATATTCAATTATCAAGAGTATTTCTGAAGAACTGAGGGGTCTCTCTGTTGAACACGGTCCACCTGTTGTTACTGCTACACAAGTAACAAGATCTGGATTTAAAAATTCTGATATTGATATAGATGATGTTGCTGAGTCGTTCGGTCTTCCTGCAACAGCCGACTTCATGGTTGCTCTGACAAGAAACGATGAGTTGGATGATCTTGGTCAGATCATGGTCAAACAGCTTAAGAATAGATACGCTGACAAGAACAAAAACAAAAGGTTTGTTGTTGGTGTTGATATGGAAAAGATGAGACTATACAACGTTGACAACTCAGCACATGACGATGTGATGGACTCTCCGGTGTTTGATAACACGAACACGGCTGAGAAGTTTAATATGGACAAATTTAAGGATTTTATGTAGTGAACAAAGTAAAACTTCTTGCAATGACTCAGCCTGAAAAAGAATCAGGGATTCCAGACTCTTCTGGTTTAATTGCATATTGTGCAAGAGTGAGTAATCCTGACAATCAGGACAACTACGAAACAGCGCCAAGATTGATTGATTATTTGATCGAACATGCACACTGGTCTCCTCTGGAAATGGTGAATCTTGTTTTCGAGATTGACTGTCCAAGAGACATTGCACGGCAGATTTTACGACACAGATCTTTCTCTTATCAAGAATTCTCTCAAAGGTATGCTGAAGCAACCCAACTTGGTATGACAACTAGAGAGTTTAGACTGCAAGATCAAAAGAACCGTCAGAATTCTATTGAGATGGAAGATGATGAGTTGAAGAAGCAGTGGGAAGCAAAACAGAAGCAGATCCAACATGAAATCACTATGGCTTATAAGTGGGCTTTAGAGAACAATATGGCTAAGGAATGTGCTAGAGTTATTTTGCCTGAAGGTATGCAAATGACTCGTATGACGATGAACGGAACGTTAAGGTCGTGGTTGCACTATCTTGATCTGAGACAAGCCAATGGCACTCAGAAAGAGCATACGGACATTGCTATGAAGATGAAACCTATCGTGTCGAAAAAGGTTCCGATTGTATCCAAATGGCTAAATAAAATATAACAAAAATACGCTACAAGGTTTTTAGATGTCTGAAGATGATGGCACAATCAATCGTATTAATATTTCATATCCGACAGGTGGTTCCTTTCTTACTTCAGAAACAAGTAAAACAGGAGCTATAAAAATAACTTTACCTAACTCTTGGTCCGATTCTATGCTAAGAGTTAATATTAATGTTTCAGAATATTCGGATGAAAAATCTTTTGAACTTACGGTTGGAGGTCTTGATAGTTCGGATGATGGGGGCCAGTGGAAGAATACATTTGCTTCACTGACACCTGACTCTAGGCAGATAATTGATCTTTCAGCTAGATTTGGTCACGATTCAGAAAAAACATGCATATTTATAGGTGAAGTCGATTCGTCTTGGTCGTATCCACAAATTATTGTGACTGAGTTCGAAGCTAAAAATGAAAAAGTTTCGAATTATGGCTGGTATGAGGGTTGGAAAGTTGAGTTTGTTACAGAATTTGATACAATTGATTCTACTGTAGAATTCCCAACAGTTTGGCACACAAGTAACGATGGTCCGGGATCTGGCCTTGACGCAGATACATTAGATACAATTCAAGGTGAACAATTCACAAGACGTGATGGTTTTGATCACGCAAATACTGTTCACATAAATTCAGCAAACAACGAAATAAAATTTACTTCTAATACATTTACTATTGATGTGCCAAGTGATTTTGTTCTTAAAGATAGCACTGAATCTGTCGAAAATTTGATATGGAGAGATCAATCTGCGGGTAAACTTTATTTTGGTACAAATACTGCTGCTCCTGTGACAAGAGAAGATTTGTACACAAATGGTGGTTTCAAATATTGGAATGCTGATGATGTAGTTACGAGTACTCTTTTGACGCAGACAGGTAGCGGTACGTGGGACATGCTTGAATATCAAAGTGCTTTGTTCACAGCTTCTGGTTCAACGACAGTCACTATATCGAATGCAAGTTCTACACCTGTTGGAACGTCATTTAATTTAATAGTTGTTGATGCTGCTGGTGCTTCGATTACTATTACCGCATCTCCGACACCTAAGTATCCAAATGGAGTGGTTCCATTTTTGAATGGAATTTCTGGACAGTATCTTGTTTTATCTTTTGTTCATGTGGGAAGTGGTCAGCTATTAGCTGCTGGTGCTAATTTAGCATAATGAAAAATAATTTTAGGGTTGAGAAATCAAATATATATAATGCTTGGTTAGTCGTTCAAAGCAATGACATTATAGTTGCTGCTTTTGCTAAGGCTAAATATGCTCATAGGACAAAAAACTTCCTAAATAGTGGTGGAGCATTTGATGGTGACTTTCCATCTTTCTTTTGCACGGAAGTAGAAATATTCGACGGGGATTTAAATGTCGTTAAACAAAAATCTTAGTACATTCGCTCAGTATGTTTCTGCTAACGGCGAAACTGTAAATATTAATTCGGATTCTTTGGTGATAACCGCTAATGCTTATTTCTTTGCTAACGGGAGTTCCGTAGGATCTGAAGTAAGTATTCCGCCAAATCTTGTTACTAACGGATATATTCAGGATTTCTTTTCACCAACAGTAACTCTGTCTGAACAAGGGTTACTGGAATATCAGTTTACTGGCACAACGGCTAATTCATATTCTGTTCCTACGACATCAAATACATTTGTTCAGGTTTTTCAGAATGGTGTTAAACTTTCTGCAAACTTATTCTCTGTTCCGAATACCTCTCATATCAACCTAGTAGATGCACCAGATTCTAATGATGTTGTTCAGTTTGTTATTAACAATGCAAATTCATTTACAATTCAATATTCTTCTACAGATATTAATAGATTAGGTCTTGCGTCTAACACTTACATTCAAAATGAAGTTCTTTCTAACTACATCACTGTAAGTGATGCTTCTTTTAAAGAATATCAGTTTACATCAACGACAGCAAATTCATTTGCAGTAGTAACAAAGCCTGATTCTACAGTACAAGTTTGGAAGTCTGGTATTAAACTTTCTAACACTTTGTTTTCTGTTCCAAATACAACTCATGTAAATTTGGTTGACACGCCACAAACTAACGACACGATAAGTATTCAGGCATATAATCCAAATACATATAATCTTACAATTACATCTAACAATTTAATATACGAAGTATTTACGTCTAATAATTACGTACAAGATAACTTGTTTAGTAAGATTAATACAACTGTTAATTTTACACTTGGTGGAAAAACGCAATCTGAATTTTCTAATACAACTCAATCGTATTTTAGCTTCGATTCTAATTCAAATACGTTAGTAGAAGTTTTTGTGAACGGTCTGAGACTTGCTAATGATCAGTATAGCGTTTATGATTCGAACAATTCAGTTTTCCTTTCATCTCCACCTCAATCAAACGATGTGATATCGATATCCGGGTTTAATCCTAATGCAACTGTTTACTCCGTTGCTGCTGGTAGTGTCCTTGGTCAAGCATATGTTTCTAACAGTTATGCTATTTCTTCTTTAGTTTCTAATAATTATGCTAGTGATACATTTGTCGTAAACGGTGGATCTACAAATGTTGGTATTGGAACATCTACTGCCAATACTTTATTACAGCTACAAGGCGGGATAGCGACAGGAAGTGTAGTTACTGGCACAGGTAACACAACTTTTGACTTATCTATACATCAAACAGCAATTGTTACTGCTACTGCTGGAAATACTGACGTAACAATATCTAATACAAGTCCTATTCCAAATGGCGCTGGGTTTGCTTTGATTGTTGCTGATGTTGCTTCTTCTACACTAACTATTAATGCATCTCCTACGCCTAAGTATCCAAATGCAACTGCTCCCACTTTAAACGGAACGGCTGGTGAATATTTGTTAGTGGGATTTGTTCACGTTGGAAGCGGACAATTGATTGCCACTAGCTCTACGGTGTCTTAAAAATGTATGGATTGTTTACTCCTATTGCAGCTTTGATAGCAAAGAGAGATGCATATTTAACTCAACATTCCCTGCGGTTTGATGGTTCTGGGGATTATCTTGGGTGGTCGCCTGCCGCCGACGGAGATATGAGAAAGTGGACTTGGTCTGGTTGGGTGAAAAGACACGTAACCGGAACATTCACGCCTGTCTTTGGGGCGTCCTCATCTACATCTGCACCTTACTTTTATTTTAGTTTCTCGGCTACTTCTGGCGAAGTAGACACCCTGAGACTTGACCAAGTACAACCCGG